TAATTTTGTATATTTGGGGAGTTCAGTTATGCCGCCACGTAGCTGATAGCGAAAACATTTATTTCCACATGAGGGAGGCTGGCGGGCTTCTCTTATGTGGATTTTTTATTTTTATACGATGGATAAAATAATTCTTGAGTATAGTGAAGTTCAGAAATGCTTTCACTTTAACTACGGAAACCAACCGGAAAACTTTAACACATATCGAACTATTTTAAAAGGCATTTCACATGAAAGGGCTTCTGAATTAGTAAGTCGAATCAACAAGAATTACGAGGTTAGTGATTTGACTTTCGATGAAGTTAAGTTAATCATTGAAAGCTATGAATAAGCCAGCCTTTCAATTCTACCCAAGTGATTTTATTATGGGTACTTCATTTATGACTGCAGAAGAGGTAGGAATTTATTTTCGTGAAACTTGCAATTATTCTATTCAAAGACAATTTAATAAGTTGAATGGAAGGATTGGAGTAGGAAGGATTATTAAAGGAACTGCAAAAAGAATGCACATTCCATTAGAAGTTAGAAGAAAGGTTTTATCTACTGGTGAGTGTAAAATATGCTTGTCAAAAGAAAATTTAACCGTTGACCACATTCACCCATATTCTAAAGGTGGAAGCAATCAAGTAGATAATCTTCAATGCCTATGCTGGAAATGCAATCGACTTAAATCTGATAAAATATGAAAATGCCAGCCCTTCAATTTTACGTTGGCGATTGGCGTAAAGACCCCGGAGTGCAATCGCTTGACTTCTTCACACGTGGAGTTTGGTTTGAAATGCTTTGCTTAATGCATGAAAGTACGGAGCGTGGAGTTTTACTTTTAAATGGTATGCCAATGCCAAAATCAGCACTATCTCGACTGCTTGGAATTGATGAAAATACTTTAGATAATTGTCTGCAGATTTTAGAATCTTACGGAATATTTTCAAAAAGAAACAAAGATTCTGCTATTTTTTCACGTAGGATGGTTAAGGATGAGCGCATAATTTCGGCGCGTCGCAAAGCTGGTAGTAGCGGTGGAAACCCACGTTTGCTTAACCAAAATTCGAGCAAAACGTTAGCAAAAGACGAGCAAAGTAGTGAGCAAATTACAACCCCTTCATTTTCATCTTCCGTATTATCTAAAGATAATACTTCTTCAACTTCATCTTCACCTTCGGGTGCTAAAGCAAACCCAACCGCTTGGTGGACTTCTGCAACAAAAGAATCATTTTCTGAAAAGGTATATTCCGAATTTGAAAACTTATACCCTAAAGCATTCCTGCAGAAGTTTATCGATTACTATTCTCAGGAACACGTTAACGGCGGAATTTCTATAAACCATGAAATGAAGTTTAGCCTTGAATCAAAACTTCGAGATTGGTATAACGATCCGAAAACAAAAGAACGATACCCACAATCAACAATCAAACGAAATAAGCCATTGCTATGAGTGAAACATTAGATATTCAAAGAGCAGTTTTAGGAATGATACTTCTCGACACCGAGATACAAGTTCGTTTCGAGGTAATGGTAAAGCCTCAATTCTTTACCGATGAAACCTGCAGATTGATTTATGGGGCGATAACTGAAATTAGAAAGCAAAAAGGTTCAATCGATACTTTAACAGTTTTCAAAAAGATTAAAGAACTGAAACTGAAAGTTACACCAGACAAACTTAACTCACTAACTTCAAAAGTTGCTGGTACGCAAAAGTTTGATGAATATTGTTTGATACTGCAGGACTATTTTATCAAAGACGAACTTGTTAGACGTTGCTCAGAAATAGTTCTTTTCTCAACCGAAACACGAAGCGCAGGAATTGAGATAGCCGATAAGCTGCAGCAATCGATTCAAGAACTTGTTTCACTTCAATGGACTAACGACAAAGTAAAAGATAGTCAAAAGTTAGTTCAAGATGCCCACGATAGATACGAGCAAAGGAAAATTGATAGAATAAATGGAATACCTTCAGGAATCGATACAGGTTCGAGAAAGTTAAACGATTACATTGGAGGCTGGCAAAAAGGACACCTTGCAATTATCGGAGGCAGACCGGGCATGGGCAAAAGTAGAATGATGCTTCAACATTTTTGGGCTGCTGCAGATTCAGGGGCTTATCCATTATTCTTTACACTTGAAATGCCTGAATCGGATGTGATGGATGTAATGGTGGTTGCTCAGTCAAGCTCAAGATTCAATCCACGAGACCATAAGAACGGTTCGCTAACAGATAGCGAATATGCCACCAAAGAAAGCGTTGAATCGATTCTTTCTTCAAAGCAATACTATTTATCAGGCGAAAGGAACTTAAACCAAATAAGGGCTATTTCTCAACGTCATATTCGTGAGAAAGGAACTAAGGTTATTTTTATTGACTTTCTGCAGAAGATAGAACCAAGTGGAAAGCACAATAACAAAAATTCTGCAGTAACGGAAGTAGCTGAAGGATTGAAAAACCTTGCAAAAGATTTGGATATTCCAGTAATAGCCATTGCTTCATTATCGAGAGCAGTAGAAGAACGAGGCGGATTAAAGCAACCCGAACAACAAGATTTAAGGGAATCAGGAACTATTGAATCGGAAGCGGACTTAATTCTATTCGCATGGCGACCAGCTTACTATGAATTTGAAAACCCTGAAACAAACCAGCCTTACACGAATGAGTTTTATTATCTACACGGCAAAGGAAGGTTTAACGGTGCTTCAGATTTGATACTTTACCATGACAAATACATGGCTCGATTCTATGACGAACCGAATGGATTTGATACTTACGAAACGAAACCACTTTCCAATCTCCAGCCTAACGTAAACTTTCACGAAAAAAATGTACGCGATGGTAGTCCGTTTTGATTTATTGTTACATTTGCCTACATGAGCATCAGAAAATTAAGACCGACCAACTCAATCAAAGTCAAACGGCAATCGAATAAACATCATAGGCGTGAAACATTAGTTCACATGACAGCTGATATATTCGGCAATGACTTGATAAAAGGTGCGCTTCGTGAAAATAGGGACGTTCAAAATATTCTTCATACAATCGACACTCGTTATGCTGAGTTTGTTGAGCAAAGAGTTCAAGAAATAATTGAACGCAAGTACAAAGTCAAGTTTGAAACAAAAGAGGCTTATATTGCTTGGGTTGAACAGCATTGCACTTTGTTAAGGTCGGATGAAGAAAACCCAGCGAATGTTCTTTACTACGATTACAAAGGTAAGGAGCATAAAGAATTGGCATTTTGGAGAGATTCGCCCGATTCAATTCAGCACTTGACTAAACCAGTTGACCATTCAATCGAAGAAGAATGATGCTAACCGATAGCCGATTAATCATAAAAGATTTTCGGATTACATTCGAGGAGGTAAAATGCAAATTAGTCGATTGGGGCGTACTTGATTCGAGTTGGATAGATACAGCGATTCATTGTTTAGCATTGCAAAAGATTGGAGTTGACTATGAGAATTTAAAACCATTTGAACAAGATAAGATTTCGGAAAGGTGCAATGTTCAAACGAGCCGTGTTGAGTTTCCACTTTCACCTACGGATTCACACTATCAAGTTCACATAGAACTATTCCCTGAAAAGGATGTTGTTAATAAATGCGTGAAGGAGAACTGAATTATCCTATCTTCGTATAAGCAAAGAAAAAAGTTATGGCATTTGCTGAAGGAAATGAACTTTGGAAATTAAACCAAAATGTAGGCAGGGAGAAACTTTTTGAAACTCCTGAGTTACTTTGGGAAGCCGCTTGCAAATACTTTCAATGGTGTATTGATAATCCGTTCAAAAAAGCTGAGGCTAAAGTTATAAGTACAGGCAACTTTGAATCGGAAGTTCAGATAATAACCATCGATGTAATGAGGGCTTTTACATTAAATGGGCTTTGTATTTACTTGGGTTGTAGTAGTTCTTATTTCAGAGCATTCAAGGCTCAGGAACGAAAAAACAAAGAAGCATTTATATCAGTCATTACACGCATAGAAGAAGTTATATACGAACAAAAGTTCACAGGGGCTGCTTCAGGTTTCTTCAATGCAAATATAATTGCAAGGGATTTAGGGCTGACAGATAATAAAGCCGTTGCTCACACCATTTCGGATATGCCCGATTGGATGAAAGATGAGTAAATCAAAAAATCTTAGTTTCTTAATTGACAATGTTCCCAAGTATCGAATAGTCGGACTGCAGGGCGGTACTCGTTCAGGTAAGACTTACGCAGCACTTCAATATATCATTCGACTGTGTGTTAAACATTCGGGAATGACTATTTCGATTTGTCGAGATACGTACAATGCATTAAAGGCAACTGCAATGCGTGATTTCTTCGACTTGCTTAATGAGATAGGGAAATACGATTCACGTAATTACAATGCAACGGATCATATCTATTTTCTCAATGGAAATCAAATTGAGTTCTTTGGATTGGATTCTCCGGGTAAAGTACAAGGGCGTAAAAGGCATATCCTTCTAGTTGACGAGGCTATAGAAGCCGATTGGGATGTTATTACTCAGTTGAAGATACGTACTACATCAAGAAT